GGTTATCAAATTGGCATACCTAATTTTGACAGCATTTTTAGTACTTATACTGGTCAGTTTATCACTGTCACTGGCATACCTAGTAGCGGAAAATCAGACTTCGTTGATCAAATGGTAGTAGGATATAATCAGAGATATGAATGGAAAACAGCATTTGCATCTCCTGAAAATGCTCCTACATATTTACATGCCCATAAGTTAATGAGAAAAGTTTGGCAAGATATGCCAACAAGAAATGATATTGGTACTGAAAAATGGAATCAAGTTGCTGAACATGTTAATGATAACTTTTTCTTTATTGATATGGAACGATATACTCTTGAATCTGTGTTACGTAAAGGTGCTGAGCTTGTTAAACGTAAAGGTATTAAATGTCTTGTTATAGACCCTTTTAATAAGATCAGAGACGTTGATTGCAAGACTGAAGATGTAAACAGATATACAATGGAATATCTAACTAAGATTGAAACGTTTGCAAAAAAATATGATGTATTAGTTTTTATTGTAGCACATCCAACTAAGATGTACAGAGATAAAGATGGTAATATTGAAGAGCCTACAATGTATAACATTAAAGGTGGTGGTGAATGGTATGATGCATCTTATCACGGTATATTAGTACACAGGAATTATGAAGAAAAAACTGTAAAAGCTAAGATACTTAAAGTTAAGTTTCAAAACTTAGGTGAAAACGGTGCTGAAGCTCATTTTAAATGGGAACCAAGATCAGGTTGTTTTATACCACACGTCTTGCCAACTATGGCTGAAGATGAAGCAATGCCTTGGGATTAATGGCTTGGCGTAAGAAAAAAGTTTTTGTTGAACCACCTGAATGGACTGACGAAGACACTGAAGCTTATTTGTGGTGTATAAATCACGGTATTAAAATAGGACCGTTTGCAGCTAGTAGTGATTATGATAATTATTATTGGTGGATAGATGTAGAGGTTAACGGAGCTAAAAAACGATCACCATTTAAATACGACGGTAGACAAGTTAACAAAAAAATATTTGAATTATATAGATTTTATTATGACAAAAACAAAATTTAAAACAGCAAGTGATGCGTTTAATTATTTTTTTCCAATGATAATGTTTGATGGAGAAAAGTTTGATAATACTAGAGCTTTATTTAATGTAGGTTTTTATATAGAAAATCCTATGGATAATCATATACTAGCTAAAAACAGGAAATGGAGTCATGAATATGCTGAAGCTGAATGGCAATGGTATTTATCAGGTGATCCTAATATAATTAAGTTAGGGCAAATATATGGTAAGATACCACCGATATGGGAGCGTATGGCTGATAGTGAAGGTAATGTAAATAGTAATTACGGTTATCAATGGCAACGTAATCATCAATTAGATTATGTTGTAGCTAAATTAAAAGATAATCCTAACACTAGACATGCAGCTATTAGTATATATGACTGTAAAGAGTTTGAAACATATCGCAAGGATACACCTTGTACATATGCAGTTCAGTTTACAGTATTAAATAACAAACTAAATATGTCAGTTGTGATGCGTTCTAATGACCTCTGGTACGGTTTCTGTAACGATCAGTATTGTTTTTCAAAGCTACAGGAATTAGTCTCAGAGAGGACAGGATATGAGATCGGTACTTATTACCACTTTGCACACAACCTACATTTGTATAACGATAAAATAACATAATATGTATTATTTATACCACATACCAGGTAAAAAGATTGGTGTAACACGTGATCTTAATACTCGTGTTACGTTAATTCAGGGTTATAAACCTAGTGAATATGAAGTTCTTGATCAGTCGGACGATGTAGATTATATATCGGACAAAGAGATAGAACTTCAAAAGTCTTACGGCTATAAGGTCGATAGAAAAAAATATAAAAACCTTTTTAAGAAAATGAAAATAAACGTAACGGAACAAACTTCAACATTTGCAATGCCTTTGAATAAACTTAAAGGCCATCTAATGGACAACATAGGAATGTCCTGGGAAACATCTCATGGCACATTTGAATTAGATATGCAAACAATCAAATGGATAATGGACAACGCGAAGATTTCAATGTATAATGATAAGAGATCATATATATACAATAAAGCTTTTGCAGAATATTTTAAAGCTGTTAGGGATTTAAAAAATAACAGTATGCAGGTGCCTGACTATACTAAAAGCCAAATGATGTTTAATAGAATTAGAACATGGGCTGAAACTAGAGGTTTATATGATAAAGGAGATCCAATGGTACAATATGTTAAGCTACAAGAAGAGGCTGGTGAGTTAGCTAAAGCTTTATTAAAAGATGATCAACCAGAAGTTATAGATGCTATTGGTGATATGGTTGTAGTGTTAACTAACTTAGCTCATCAACGAGGTGTATATATTGAAACATGTATACAAACAGCTTATGATGTGATAAACCAAAGAACAGGTAAAATGATTAACGGAACATTTGTAAAAGATGAAGATTAAAACTCAAGATAAAATAGTTCAACAAGTCTTAAGAAAGATGGACGAACGAAGCCTTATAGGCCAGAAAAAATATGGAGCTACAATGATGCAAGAAATTGAAGGTCAAGAAAAAGATCTTAGTCGTTTCTTAGTTGATGTACAAGAGGAATTAATGGATGCATTATTGTATATTGAAGCGGCTAAACGTTGTCTTCAAGATGAGATCGAAGAGCTTATGATAAAAAGATCACAAGACAATGAAATCGGTCTATACAATATAGATGTAAAAAATGAAAAAGTCTTATAAACGTAAAAAACGAGGACCAGTCCGAGCAAAAAAAACTGAATACGATGGTATTAAGTTTGCGTCAGGACTAGAAGTATATATGTATAAAGCTTTGAAAGAAGCTAGAATCGTAGCAGAGTATGAGCCCACAAGCTATACTTTGCTTAACGGTTTTGATTATGAAGGTATATGCTTTGAAAAACAAGCTAATGGTAAAGGTGAATACAAAGATAGAGGTTGTAAAAAGATTTTACCTATAAAATACAAACCAGATTTTGTAGGTAGAGATTTTATAATTGAATGTAAAGGTAGAGCTAATGAATCATTTCCATTAAGATGGAAATTATTTAAATCATGGATAGCACAACATTCACCTGGTATAGCGTTGTTTAAACCTCAAAACCAAAAAGACTGTGATGAAACTATCAAACAGATAGAACTCATAAGAAAAAATCTTAGAACAAATGCAAAGAAAAAACAAACTAGCCTCTAAACACATAGCTAGAACTAAATATAAGGAACGTAAGATCGATACTTATATTAAATGGACAGTTAATAAAAGAGGTTATTTAAAATGGAAGGATCTTATAGCGATCCATAATAAATATAATATAAAATGCTATGGTTAAAAAATCAACAGGTTGGGAATTATCTACAGGTATATTTCCAGGAATACTATTCGGTATAAGAAGTTATGAAGACGGTGAGTTTCAAATAGACCACGTTTTATATTTAGGATTTATAGATATATGTTTAACCTTATATTATGAAGAATAATGGCTAAAATAGTATTAACAAATTATACAAGAAAACACAAAACAAGAAGACCAGGTGTCCACTCTAAAAACGCCTCAAAGGGACAAACCGGTTATAAGAAACAATATAGAGGCCAAGGACGCTAATGGGAATACCACTATTTACAGAGAGAATACCATATAAACCTTTTGAATACCCTGAGTATTATACAGAAGGTTGGTTGAAACAAGCACAAGCATTTTGGTTACATACAGAAATACCTATGAGCGGTGATGTTAAAGACTGGAATGAAAAATTAACTCCAGCAGAAAAAAACTTAGTGGGTAATATACTATTAGGTTTTGCACAAACTGAATGTGCAGTAAGTGATTACTGGACACAAAACGTCGTATCATGGTTTCCTAAACATGAGATACAGCAAATGGCTATGATGTTCGGCTCACAAGAAACAATACACGCTGTAGCTTATAGTTATTTAAATGAAACACTTGGACTTGAAGATTACGAAGCTTTTCTCCATGAGCCTGCTACTGCTGCAAGGTTTGATAACCTGGTTAGTTATGGCGGGTCCGATCCTGTTGGTATTGGTAAGTCTCTTGCTACTTTTTCTGCTTTTGCTGAAGGGGTTAGTTTATATTCTGCCTTTGCTGTATTATACAGTTTTCAAATGAGAAACTTATTAAAAGGTATTGGCCAACAAATGAAATGGTCTGTAAGAGACGAATCGTTGCACAGTAAAATGGGTTGTCAATTATTTAGACACATGTGCTCACAAATACCAGGATTAAAAGAAGAATGTAGAGAGCATGTATATGATGCGGCTTTAACTATGCATAATGCTGAAATGACTTATATATCTAAGTTATTTGAAATGGGTGATATTGAAGGAATAACAGAATATGATCTTAAACACTTTATTAAAAAACGTACAGGTGACAAACTTCAAGAATTGGGTTACAAACAAGAGGGAAAATTTAAATTCGAATATGACCAAAAGTCAATTGAAAAAATGGCTTGGTTCGATCATCTTACTGGGGGTCACACTCACACTGATTTCTTCGCTATTAGGCCGACTGACTATAGTAAAGCAAACGAAGGCGAAGATTTTGAAGACGTTTGGTAAAAATAAAATTAAATGATATGAAAGAAAATAAATTAATTGAAATGCAAAACAGGATTGCAAACCTAGAAAATATGTTTAGGCAAATGATACCTGAAATGAGTAAATTAAGTGACGTAGCTTTTGGTACTATGGAAACTGTAAAGCTAATGCCAGGTTATAAAAAAGCATTAGACAAGTTAGTAGAAAAGCATAATAAAGCTAAAGAAAAAATAGAAGAAAAAAAGTTTGAAACAGATGTGGAGTAATGAATGGAAAAAAGGTGTTGATTACCCAAGCTGGGGAGACACTGATGTATATAAAAAAACAATTGGTGGCGGTTATCTTTTAAAAGGTGAAACACCAAAAGACGCATACCATAGAGTTTGTAAAACTGTAGCAAGACGTTTAGAACGTCCTGAAATGGCTGAAAAGTTTTTTGAATACATTTGGTCAGGTTGGCTGTGTCTTGCATCTCCTGTGTTGTCTAATACAGGAACAGACAGAGGTTTACCGATCAGTTGTTTCGGTATAGATGTTGCTGACAGTATATACGATATAGGTAGTAAAAACCTAGAGATGATGCTACTCGCAAAGCACGGCGGTGGAGTAGGAATCGGAATTAATCAAATTAGACCCGCCAGTG